AGGTCTTTCCTTTTATTGAATAATAATTCTTTTCTTATGTCCTGAATTGTAAACCATGCACCACTGAAATCATTGTGATGCGCTATTCCTACTGATAATTTTTTCATGTAATATCCTGATCGCAGTAATTGGGGTGGCATCCCTCATAAGTATATCTTAGATCTTTTGTGTTCGCGAAAGTATTAGAGAAATCAACATCTGAGCTTTCTCCTCCGAAATTAGCATCACCCCAAGTAATTATGTCATAGTATATTCTTCTTCCACCGCCGAGGTTAATATTGTCATCACTGTCCCCAATTATTTCCGTGGAAGCAAATCTTATACCGCAAAAAGCATGTTCATTGCTAAAGAGACCTTTAAAATAACCTTTAGCACCAACAGGGGGTATGATTTGGAAACCGTCTGGACCTTGACGTTCGTTAAAGGTTGTTCCAACTCCACCATAAGATGAATGACCTAAGCTAACAACATAATTCAAACCCTGTGCGGGGGAATTTCTAGGTATGAAAACTGTTCTGACTACTCTGTTGGGATAATCAACCAAAAAAGCAGTTGCTCTTTTTGTGCTAACATAAGAAGCACCATTCTTAACTGGTGTATTATTAAAATAAGATTCGTCCCTGTTGTCATATTCCTTGATGTTGCTAAAAAAGTAGTGGTTTATTGATATAAAATTACCAACAGGAGAATCCTCTGCTTTTAAGTTGTGTGAATTATGCTCATTATCTGGACTATTGCCAATTGAATAAAAATAAATAGTATAAGGGTCATTAAAATGAAACGCATATTGACTTGCGTAAAAATCTCTTTTTATAACATACGGCCTACCATCAAGGTTCAATGGTGGATCTTCTGGGTCAAAAGGACCAGAGTAGGAGCTAAAAAAATCTAAATAAAACTCAAATTTAGTAGAATTTAGGTCTTGAGGGTAAAGGCTAATACTATTATTACTTCCAAAGTAAACAGATTGAGCTAAATTTTGCTTTCCGGGCGCTACAGATCCAATTACATCAAAGTATTGCGTTAATTTCAATGTCGCTCCAAGAGCAATAAATTCCTCCTGCACTATATAAGACAAGCCGAAAGCATATTTTGAAGGAAATACTTCTAAAACCTCACTGTAAAAACTAGAGTTAGGACCAGCAGTGGTTTGTATGTCACCCCAAACTACTATTTTATTATCTTCTCTATGCGCCAAGAAAGCTTGATCAGTATTATATATTTCTTTAACATTTGTTAAATACTGTTGGTTTATACCGGTGTTCCCACCTTTATTTTCATCACCCCAGACAAAAACAGAACCATCGTTTTTAAGAAAAGCAAATGCGTGTTTGTTTGAATATATTTTTTTAACATTTGTAAAACCGGAGTCGTATGGAGGAATTTGGCCTATTTGATTTGAAACTAAAAGAGCGTCTAACGCAGTAACCCCTCCGCTTCTATTAACATCTGCCGCAGAGTGATAAGACGCATCTAATAATCTATTGTTAACAAATAGAACGTCAATGGCTGTGATTGACCCATCTTTATTTACATCAAATTTATCATATGATATTGCTCCATTTCCCCATATAAATATTTCTCCGTTCGTGCTTCTGGCGGCAAAGTATCTGTCAGTAGAAACTACTTCTGCTATGTCAACAAGCAAGTTTTTAATACGAGATGGTATCACCCCTCCATAAGTAGCATCCCCCCAAGCAATAACCGTTCCGTCTGTTTTTAATGCAGCAAAAGCGCCAAAAGAACCTGTTACAGATTTTATGTTATCTAAGGTGTCGGGGTCTTCTCCGGGTATAAAGGTTGGTAAAAATGAGCCACCTTTAGAAGCATCGCCCCAAGGTACGGCTGTTCCATCTTTTTTTAAAGCTACAAACGCAACGGGGTTAGAAAATATTTCAATTACATCAGAGAGGTCGCTGGGTGCAGATCCACCAGTTGCAGAATCCCCCCAAGCAACAACCGATCCGTTGTGTTTTAAAAGAGCAAAAGCTTTGTCTGTATTAAATACAGTTGGTATAACTAGGCTGGACTGATCTGAACAAAGTTCTATTTCTCCGCAACTAGTTACCCCCTCGTTAAAGAAAGAGAAGGGTTTTGAAAGACAGCAATTTTCTGTTAAATTTTCTTCGCATTTATATTGTTCTATTATATCGTCAATACCAATATCATCGCGACCAAAGAAAATATTTTTGTTTACATAACAACAACTTCCAATAGGACACGGAGGCGCAGTGCAGTTTGCTGAGTGTTGGAAATTACAACATCCACCTGATCTTCCCATTATATTCTCCTATGGACAGTCTGGACAGCCAGAACAAGTACTCCAAACTGGCCTGTATTCATTGTTAACTCTCATCGCCATCAAGAAGTATCCACCGCTTGCAGCAAATGTACGATCTCTATTTATAATATAATCTTCTGGTCCAGTTTGTAATATTCCATTATTTAAAACCCTTGTTACAATCTTACCGCTGGTTTCATTAAGATAATTTGTAGGTGGATCTAAGTCTTCAGCCATAAAACCTTCTATTATAGTAGGTTTAGACCAAGAAGTTCCATTTGACTGGTAAATATGACTATCTGCAAAATAAACGCCGCTATCACCAACAGTGTGAGGTTCTGGAAGATCATAATGTTCTTGCACAGCGGGAATTTGTAGGTAGCCGCTAGCGTTAATAACATTGTTTCTTCCGTCTTCAGTAGTAGAAACTAATTGACCAACAGGATCTAGTAAGCTAGCACCTGTTTTTCTTAGTATTATTTTCTCAAAATTACCACTACCGTCTGTATGGAAATAAGTATCACCGCCATCAAAAACCCTTGTTAGACCGCTACCGGGAGTAATTGTTAATATTCCACTAACGAGGTCTATTAAACCGCTCGCTCTTGAGTCATTAGTGACAATAAGACCACTAACGACAGCGCCAGAAGCATCAATTCGATGTTGAAGCATACCAGAAATAGGAAGTGCTGAAATCTCTAAAGTATCTGTGTCACCCCTGTAATTGGTCTCTATCCCACTTACACCGCCAAATACAACATTTGGATCACCCTGTTGAATTTGATCAATATTAGTTCCGTCAGAAATTGTCCAATGAGTATAAGACCCCCCCGGAATGGAAAGATTAAATGTACTTAAAGCCCAATCCTCTAAGTAGCCACTGACTAAACCAACATAACCATCTTCATCAAAGAAGTTATAATTTGCCCATCCAGATATCGCAGTTCCGCTTGCATCAATTTTATTTTGAAGTACACCAGATAAAGGCTTTGCTGAAATTTCTAATGTATTAGTGTCGCTTCTGTAATTTGTAAAGTTTCCGCTAACACCAGCAAATGTGACAGTGTTCTCAGATGTAGATGGATCTGTTATGTTTTCACCTACGGAAGATTCATCTTGTACTCTCCAGTGCGTATAAGCTCCAGCAGAAATTCCAACGCCATCAGCGTATTGTTTTGCCCAACCGCTAACATTCCATATAAGACCATCGTCTCCACCAAAAGCAGGAGCAAGGCCAGAAAGAAGATTTAATTCTTGTAATAAATATCCGCTAACGCCTTCGGTAAATCTAGTAAGAACTCCTGAGAGGGGTTCTGCGGACACTCTCATTAAGTTAGAAGATGTGTCGTATTCAGTTTTTATTCCGCTAATACCGCTAATAAATACCGTTTCGTTGCTAACTATGGCTTCGGGTGCAGAAAAACCATCGGACAAAGACAGTGAATAGACTGGGTTCTGAGTTGTGATGTTACCGCTAACATAAAGATCTTGTACGTAAGCATCCCACCTATACTCTCCAGAACCTAAACTAAACCCTACGCCAGACTCATAGGGAATTATATTGCCGGAAACAGAAAGTTTTTCATCCCCCCTAAAACCAGAAGCCGCTATAGCAAGCTGTAAACTACTTAAATCACCGTGAAGCAACGGTGACTTGTCAAAAGTATGGGTAGTTTCGCAATCTCCACTTGCTTCTGGGTAAACCCCTAAATTAAATTTGAAATCACTGTCAGAATGACTGACATAACCAGCGCCATGACCAATAGCTATATTAAAATTACCGCTTTTCTTTTTTAATAAAGAATAATTACCTACAGCGACATTTCCAGACCCAACAGTTAGCCCACCTAGTGTATTTACACCAACGGCTACGTTGTCGCTTCCGAGCGAAACGCAAGAAAGAGCATAAGAACCTATAGCAGTATTTCTTAGTCCTGTATAAGTTAACTGTAAAGAAGCATATCCATAGGCTGAATTGTCTTGAGTAGAAAATCCATTAGTACCTTTTCTTACGAGGGAAGATTCTCCCGCAAAAGTAGTTCTTAGAGACTCTGTTCCAAAATTTAACGAGTTTATATTTATATCAACGTTAAAATTAGATATAGAATCAGCGAGGTTGAAAAAACTTTGCCTTAAATCCGATGCTGATATCTGTCTAGAAGAATTGTCTGGAAGAGTAGATTCTATAAAAGAATTAAACTCTGGCCTAGATAGGGATGCCATATTTTTACACCTTACTTAAATTGTATTCTTAGTTTTTCTGCATCAAACTTTAGAGAATCTCCTTTAAATACATATCTTGGGTTATCCAACTGAGACTGCATGATTAGTTTTCCAGCGCCCCACTCTCTATCTTCACAAAGCGCAATACCTGATACCCAGCCCCACTCTGTTAAAGCTGTACCAAAATAAATAGGTTCGCAGTTTTTTATAACCCCACTACCAGCATTAAAATCATCTTCATAAAACTTCCATTTTGCATTGCCACTATCTGCGGGTGGACCTAAATCTACTCTTCTGTAGCCAGTGTCACCCAAAGCTGGGTCTCCGCTTGGAAGTTCCATTAAAAAACCGCCCGTGAATAAGTTTTTAGCATCGCCAGACTCTACTGGTACACCGCTGGTTAATGCTATAGCCATGCCAGTTGGCTTGGCAAAACTCCCACCTCTAAATACATGGTGAAGTAGACCGGACTCTAAATAGTCTGACATATGTGCCATTTTAAAACTCCTAGAAAAAGTTCCTAATTTCAATTATACAATCTATTATACACATTTTAGGTTCAATGTATATAAAAAGAAAGGTGGCTCAAATGAACCACCTTTTGAGATAATCTATATAGTATATATACTAGATTAGAAGCTTCCGAGGATAACTCTACGGTTATCGAGAACACCGAAACCAAGTTCAGCGAATCCGTACCAACCAACTCTTTGTTGACGATGTAAAGTTGGGTCTTCATGAATAGAAACCTGCTGCTTCATTGGCATCACGAAACTATCGTTAGCTCCTTGATCAAGACCAACAACAAGCTCAGAGTCACTACCTTGAACAGATCCACCAAGGCCACTCTCAAAGAAGTCTTGATACTCTTGACCTTCGCCAAGCTCATCAAGATCGTGAAGATTTACACCAAAGATATTGGTGATAGGAGCGCCATCTCCACCTGCATTGTAGATAGCAGTTCTGGTTGCGTCAGAAATCTGATCAAATCCCCAGTTACGTACATCTTCAAGTGCTTCAGGAGAAACGTAAAGGTCGGTCAAGCGACCACGATCACCGCTACCAGTATTACCACCGGCGTTACGGCGCATAACGGTTTGCATCAAGCTAACAAGTCTTTTGGAGAACATGCCAGCGGTTGCATCACCATCATAAACTAAGATGTTACGATCAACACCGGCAGCCAACAATGTGTGCCATCCGTCATCGTTCATCTTCTTAACAAAACCTGCTTCAAGAACCTGCATTGCGCGAGCAGTAATGTCCCAACGTGCTTCGCGAGCGTAACGGAGCAAGAAGTCAATACTACTTGCAATGCTGTAAGTTGGAATCATGACGTAATCGCTCTCAACCGCACGCTCAGGAACGCGACCATGACCCGGATTAGTGTAAGCGACATGCTCACCCTCAAGTCCCGGTGAAAGAAGATCCAGAGGGTACTCGGTGCTTCCTCCCGGCTCTACATTGATTGTCTCGAAAATATTACCAAGAATATTTCCAATAAGAACACCTTTACGCAAAGGAAGCTCAAGAGCTTTTGCGAACTCTCTTTGTGCGGCGAGGGCGACTTCCATATCGGAGTCACCACATTTGCGAAGCACTGAGATAAATTCTTCGCTTGGTCTTTCTGTATATGACATTATATTATTCTCCTTGTAATTAAGCTAATGGGCCGTGATTAGGAAGGTTGACATAAACTTTAGCATAATTGTCGGCGTCTTTACCGGACATAAAACGACCAACTGCCAAATTACCGGAACCGGTTGCGTCATCCGCCGAAACTACAAACTTACCCTCATCTCCAACATAAGCTAAAGCGCCGGGGGTTGGGTCGCCGGTGATCATGTCAGTTACAACCCATCCGCGAGTGAGAACTGTAACTTTTCCGCCTTTTTGAACTTCATCTTTATATTGATTAAGATGAGTTCTAGTGAGGTCTTTATTGACCACATCATTTAAAAGAACTCCAACAGGAACGTCGCTTGTAGCAACAGTAGCTGGATACTTAACTTTGTTTGCGCCTTGGTCCATAGCTGCACCAGATGCGTTTACTGCATCGAGAACAACAACACCTCCGCGAGTAGCAGTTCCTTCGTTGTAGAAGAAACTGATATCTGTTGATTCTTCGTATCTATCTGCTTTGAGAGCCATAATTATATCTCCTATTAAAATTACTTAGTTGAGAGTACGTTATTAGAAAGCCAATCTGCAATACTCGCTCTAGTTGACTCAACTTCATCAACGTCTGGAGTTGCGTCAACAAGAGTTGCTTCGGAAGTTTCTACATCTTCAAGAAGTTCTGGAGTTACTTCAGCTTCAGCTTCTTCGTCAGCTTTTGCTTCTTTCTCTTTTTTCTTCTTTTCGATTGCTTCCTTGAGGGCTGGAGGCATTGCTGCTTCAGCTTCATCTTCTTTTTTATTCATAGGGTGCTTATCGGCATACTTCTTTTTCATGAGAGCTACAACAGCCTCAAAAGCTTCTTCTCCTAGAGCGTCGAATGAAGCAATAGTGTCTTCAACCTCTTGTTCGTCAAGTCCAGCTTCAGTCAAGCTTGCTTTTCTTTTTTGCATCATAGCTTTTTTCTTCATGTCGTCCATTTCTTTCATGGCGACCGCAAGATCTTCTTGAGATTTTGCAAGAGTATCTTCCAACTCAGCAATGCGTGCTTGAGAGCTTTTAATATTCTCTTCAAGTTCTGCGATACTTGCATCTTTTTCTTCTACAGTAGCTTCAAAAGCCTCTACTTTAGTAGCAAACTCTTTGTCTTTTGCTTCTTCAATTTTAGCTTTAATGGCCTGATTTTCAGCTTTAGCAGAAGCAAGTTCTTCGCGAACCTCTGCCAATTGCTTTTCAATTACATTGTCTGACATATTAAATTCTCCTATATCGAATTGAGAGTCGTCATCTAAGTTAAATGCGATACTTTTTAAAATTACACTTCTTGGATTGGCAGGTTTTGAAACAAGCCCCTTGCCAGAAAAGGCAATGTTTTTTAAAGCTCTGCCGACTTTATATCCTTGGTATTCTCCGTTCCCTCCGTAAGCCCTGAGATGTTTTGTCAAAAAAGAAGACTCTTCATCTCTAGCTAAAACTTTTTTAATACCTTGATCGTTTGATAGAGCGTAGTCAAATCCGGCAAACAGACACTCCATAGAGACGTACCATTTACCTTCTTCTATTTCAGATATTATTTTTTCCATTCTTTCTTTATTTTCACTATTAGTCCAGCTGTTATAAAGAACAGCTTGAGTGATAATGTCAAAATCTTTAGGAATATCTGACTCATCAGAAATCGCCTTTCCGTCTTTACCTAAAACATAACTACCAGTAATATGTCCGATGATATCATTCTCATCGTGCATAAAATTAAACTGTTTGTCTTCAGGTGTGTTTCTAGCTGCCCAAGTTGCCTCTGGCATAAACACATCGTCATTCTTATTCCAGCCACACGAAACCAAAACAGATTCTAAATAATATAGATCAATTTGGTCTTTGTTTTCTGCGACTATCTTATTAACAACGGTATTTTCTGGGTGAGCTATATCAGTCCTACAGACCGTAGCTTCAGAACAATACGCAACGCTAGCCGTACTCTTTACGAGTTCGCCAATGCCGTCATTTATTTCGTTTTGGAATATTTTTATAGTCATGTATCACCTCTACAATTAATATACACAAAAAAATATTTTTTTTAAAAAAACACTTTTAAATGTGTAAAACATGTTGAATATAGCAAGAAATTGCCTGTCTTCTAAAGTTTTCTGTGTTAAGTTTTGCTAGATTAATATTTAATTCTTCCATCAGTGAAGAAAGCTCTTTGGGCATCTTTTTTGTAGACCCGATCACTTTTTGTATATCAGAAGTAGAAACAGAAGAGAGAGGTTCAAGGTTTGATAAAACATGAAGTTTTAAATTTTCTAATTCTTCGCACTGAGCTTTAGATAAAGCTCTCATATTTTTTTTATCTAAAATTGCTAGATAAGCAGCAGTTGTTATTTCAGAAATTTTGTCAAAAGTTTCATTGGTCCAAGTAATCAATTCTGCAACTCCCGGTTTTGATTTTGGTTTCTCAATTCTTTTTTTTCTTGGTTCTTCATCTTTTTTAAATAACGGTCTTCCTGCTGACGGGTCTGCATCATTAATTTTTTCTAAATTGTTAGAATTTACCTCATCATTTTCCATGTCTTGTGGTTTTGGTGGAGGATGAAAAGGACCAGCTTTTTCAGGTAATGTCTCTGAATCTCTTGCTTTATCTTCTCTTCTAAGTCTCATTTTTTCGACAGAAGGAACTTCCTTAAATCTTTCAAGTACTGTTTCATGAGAAATGATATCTCTATCGGCTAATTGTATCAACAAGTTTTTCTCTGAAGACTCGTCGGAAAGACTCATCTGATCGTACATGATATGTGGAGATTTTCTAAAGCCCATAGCTTTTCTAACAATCTCACACTCTTTCTCCCAGAAAGCAGTAAGCTGATCCCTACCATACTGTAATCTTTCAACTAGCGTTTTTAAGGATATAAAGTTATTTGTAAACCCGCCGCCGTTTCCAGCAATCCCAGTAAGAGTTGGAGGAACACCTAGACCTGCATAAATACTATTGAGTACAGAATTATATTTTTCAGATCCTAAGAACTTATAAACCTGACTGTTAGATTCAGTGTAAGTTAATTCTGGACCCCAAACAAGCTCCATAGTTCCCCCGCCAACGTTACTGTGAAGGATATCTCTTAATTTATTTATAGCCGCTTTGTTTGGTAATATTTTGTGATCTAAATTACCAAGAGTCCAAAGTCTAATATTAGAAATCGCCCCATCAAGAGCAGATAAATCAGCAAGCCTCATCTTCTCAAGCATTATTACGTCGTCAAGAATAGCGTAGATAAGAGGGTTTGCCCAATTGCTCCAGTCGTCTTTCTTGTAATAAAACATAGAAAGTCTTTCTGGATCTAATGTAATTTTCCTCTCGCCGTTTTTTATCCTTTGTTTTATATCTACAGGCAATGTGTCTAATAGATGTGCGGGT